GAACGCCTTCACGCTCGGTGATAGCGAGGATGCTCCGTCCGCAGTGGAAGGGGAGCAGCCCGCAATCGAGCCCGCAAGAGTGCCGCTGGTCGACCGGCCGGTAATGGACCTGATCCCGGTTGAGAATTTGCGGATCGACCCGTCTGCAAACTGGATGGATCCGATCGGGACCAGCCCCTACGTCATCCATTTGATCCCCATGTATGTCATGGATATCAAGAAGAAGATCGAATCGGAGGAATGGGACGGGGTGTCTGAAGGCCAGTTGCAGGCGGCAGTTTCGAATGTCGGCGACACCACCCGGGCGGCCCGCCAGAAGGACCGCGAGGACCCGCAAACTTCGAACACGCGTGCCTATCGCGACATCGATATCGTTTGGGTGCAAAGGCACATCCACCGCGATGGTGATTACCAGGATTGGGAGTTCTACACCCTCGGCGATGTCGCCATGCTTTGTAAGCCGCGTCGGCTCGAGGATGTGGTTTTCCATGGCATGCGGCCTTATGTGCTCGGGACCTTCATCCTGGAAGCACACCGGATCATGTCGTCTGGCGTGCCACTCATTGGCAAAGGTCTTGCAGACGAAGCCAATGAGATTGTCAACCAGCGCATCGACAACGTCAAGTTTGCGTTGAACAAGAAGTGGTTTGCGAAGCGCGGCAAGGAGGTGGACATTTCCGGCCTGACGCGCAACGTGCCGGGCGGCGTCGTCATGATGGACGACCCGGCCAACGACGTTCGCGAGATCTCCTGGCCAGACGTTACGGCAAGCTCCTATGAGGAACAGAACCGCATCAACCTGGACATGGACGAGTTGCTCGGGAACTTCAACCCGGCGGCGCTCATCGCAAATGGCGGCGGTAACTCACCCGCGCGCAACATGGCCATGCTCAACAACGCCACCGGGCAGTTGGTCGAGTATGGTATCCGCACCTTCGTCGAGACCTTCCTGCAGCCATGCCTGCGGCAACTGAGACCGACCGCACGGTGCTTTCGATCGCAGCCAAGAACGCGCAACTGTTCCAGCGCTACGGCATCGATGAGGTCACCGACGAATTGCTCAACCAGGAACTTACCCTCCTGGTCAACGTGGGCATGGGCGCTACTGATCCGACTCAGAAGCTGCAGAAGTTCCTCACCGGCCTGACTTCCTTTGCCAACGTCATGAAGTCGAACATCCCTGGCATGAACGTCGTCGAGGTCGGTAAGGAGATATTCGGGCACCTGGGTTACAGCGATGCCACGCGCTTTTTCACCGTCGATGACCCGCAGGTGGTGCAGTTGCAGCAGGCCCTGCAGGGCGCTCAGAAGATGATCCAGGAACTCGAGAAGAAGATCTCCGACAAACAGACTCAGATGGCTGTTGGTCTGCAGAAGACCCGCGAGACCAACCAGAGCAAGGAGAATATCGTCAAGCATCAGGAGCATAATGCCAATCTGCGCTCCCTGGCGACCCATATCGTATCCATTACCGACCAACGAAAGATGAGCGACCACAAACGTGCAGCATAATCATGCATTAGAGAATAAAGAACTATTCGATAGCGCAGCGCTCGGCGCCTCTATCGATGAGTTCTGGGACTCCCGAATCGGCCAATACTTGTTGGAAAGGGTATTGGCAGAGTATAATTCAGCCCTGGAAAAGCTGAAGACATGCGACCCGACCAATCTTGTGACCATTATTCGACTTCAGTCGGATGTGAAGCGGGCCGAATCGTTTCGAGAGTGGCTGTCCGTTGCCATAGCAAACGGTCTGAAATCACTCAATATCCTTAAAGGACTAGACGATGAAGCTCCTGAATAGAATGATCTTTTTCAAGGCGCCTGATGATTCGGGCGAGGATGGCGGTAACGAAGGCGATTCGGGCACTGATGCCACTTCGGGCACCGTAGGTTCCGGCAACGAGGACCGTTTGGCGTTGATGGATCGCATCAACAACCAGAACGATCGAGATAATGCCGACCAGTTGGCCCTCGTCAATGACGACGGCAGCACAGAACCATTCGTCCTGGACGAGCCGGGTAATGAAGACCCGGACAAGCCGGTAGCAGTTGAGCCAGCGCTCGCCGCCCCGGTCCCGCCCCCGGCTCCCAAGATCAAGGTCGACGGCCAAGAGGTCGAACTGACCCCCGAACTTATTGCCAAGGCGCAGAAAATCGCCTCGGCAGACAAATACCTGCAGGAAGCGGCAGAGGCGCGGAAGACCGCTACCCCTACCCCTCCTGCGGCAACCACCGACGTTACCCCCCCAAAGGATGCTCCGGTGGATCGGTCGGAAGACGACCGTGCGCTTGTCCGCGCAATACAAATGGGCACGGAAGAGGAAGCGATTGCGGCTTTGAGAAAAGTTCGCGAGGGTGGCGCTGTCGGCCTCAAGCCGGAAGATGTCGCTCGGATCGCCGACGAACGCCTTTCCTTCAACACGGCACTCGACTGGTTCAACGGAGAGTACAAGGATCTCGTGAGTGATCCTGTTCTGCACGGCATCGTGATGGAACGGGATTCAGCTTTGGTTCAGGCTGGCGATAAGCGTTCCTATCGGGATCGCTATGAGGCGGTTGGAAACGAAGTGCGCGAGTGGATGAAAGAGCGGGCGAAGCAATTCGCACCCGCCGCACCCGCCCCTACTGTCGACCCGTTGAAGGACAAGGAAGACCGGAAAGCAGCAGTACCGTCGACTCCGCGCGCAGCCAGTGGCAAGGCGCAGCCGGCGGCAACCGAGGACGATTCGGACGAAGACCCGTCAGTTGTGATCGCGAAGATGCGTGAGCAGCGCGGGGGTCCGCAATGGTCCAGAGCATAAACCCTTTGGGAGAATAGAAATGGCAGGACAAGTTTGGGCCGTCAACTCGCTTGGTGGCTTCATGTACAGCCGCCAACTGAGCAACGTGCTCCGTATGGCGGTGCAGCCGCTGGTGAAGTTTCGTCAGTTCGCTGACGTTCGCGACGCCAGCCAGCAAGGCAAGAAGAAGGGCGACATCTACACCTGGGACGTGTTCTCGGATGTGGTGACGCCGGGTGGTGTTCTCCAGGAAACGAACACGATGCCGGAAACCAACTTCACGATCACGCAGGGCACCCTGACCGTGACGGAAGCCGGTAACTCGGTGCCGTATTCGGGTAAACTGGACAACCTCAGCAAGTTCCCGGTGATGGAACTGATCCAGAAGGTGCTGAAGAACGACGCGGTCAAGTCGTTCGACCGCATGGCCTGGGCGCAGTTCAACCAGACCCTGCTGCGTGTGATCCCGGTCGGCGGCACGGATACGGCGGCGGTGACTTTGTTCACCAACGGCACGGTCACCGGCACGAACTCGATCGCCTACGGCAATGCACACGCAAAGTCGATTGTCGACCTGATGAAGGAACGGAACATTCCGGCCTACCTCGGTGACGACTACTATGCGCTGTCCTGGCCGACGACGCTTCGTTCGTTCAAGAACAACCTCGAGACCATCCACCAGTATTCGGATACCGGTTTCAAGCTGATCATGAACGGCGAAATCGGGCGTTACGAGAACGTTCGCTACGTCGAGCAGACCAACATCGCCAAGGGCCTCGGTACCGACGGCACCACGGTTACGCCGTGGGTCAACGCCAAATCGGACTGGCTGTTCTTCATGGGTAACGATACCGTCGCGGAAGCGGTGGCCGTTCCCGAGGAGATGCGCGGCAAGATCCCGAGCGATTACGGTCGTTCCAAGGGTGTTGCGTGGTACTACCTCGGCGGCTTTGGCATCGTTCACACTCTCGCTGCGAACACTCGCATCGTGAAGTGGGATTCGCAAGCTTAAGGAGCAAAGGAACATGACTACCAAAAACCAAGCGTACGACCACCCGGCCTATCTTGCCCGCCTGGGCGTGGGCTCGGCGGAAGCTGGCGGCGGTGCCACCACGCAATATGCCAAGTTTGCGGCCTTCGCGGCCATGCAAGCGATGGCATTGCAGGCCACCGTCACCACGGCAGGCACGGCAGCGGGTCACCTGCTGTCGGTCCTGAAGGTCACGGGTACCGCTACCTCGACCATCGCCACTCAGACCATCGGCACCGCTACGCAGGGCGCTACGTTCAACGTCCCGTTGAGCACGGCAGCCGGTGGCGTTTCGCTGCTCCAGGGTGATGTGCTGGCGGTGATTACGGGCGCGGACGTTGTCGGCAAGGCTGCGGTGACGTACGAAGTCGCAGTTACGCCGCTCGCCAACCTCACGGCCTAAGGAGAACGAAATGGCTGGAAACACGTCTACCAAGAAAGCTTATAACTCGGTGGCTGCCGGCGTTGCCGGGACCACCGCCCCCTCGAAGAAGGCGGGTTCGTCGAACAGAGGTGCGAAGGACGATGGCCAGATGCGCGGCAACGCGCAGCCGGACAAGTTCGCCGACCCTTTGCAAGGCATCTCTGCTGAAATCAAGGGGATGAGCGGTACTTTCGACGACATCGGCGAGAAGTCCGGGTTCATCACGGACGGCTATTTGGACAAGCAGGGCACGCCATACGGCGAAGCGGCGAAGTTCAACTTCCTGCCGCCGGGCATGGATATCTCCAACCAGGAGAACGCCGAAATCCACGCGATGCCGCTGGTTCGCCTGACCTCGGAGAGCTACCCTGGCGACGGCTGGATGCCGACGCCGCGCGACATTCCCGAGTAAGTCACCCCGAGTGATCGGTTTGCGGGGGGCCATATCTGGCCCCCCGTTCTATATCGGAGGTTCAAATGGCAAGTTCCCTGCAAGAAAAGTTCCAAATCTCTCCGCCGCGCAACGATAAAGGCGAAGACCCCGGCCCCTGGGCTAGTTTCGAGAAGGCCCGTCAGTCGCAGGCCGAGGTGGGCGATTGGTGCCCCGAGAACGCCGGATCGGTCGACATGCGCCGTTTCAACGAAATGCCCCCAGGCATGAATATCGATCAGTGTCGCGCCGAAATCAACGGCATGCCGCTGTCCACAGCCGGCGAAAGTGACGTGTCGAAGGACACCAATCCGACCGCCTTTCGCGAAGGGTTCACCAAGCGCGATATGAAGGGCACGGACGACCAGTACACTGGCGAGCACATGGATCACTTTTATGGCGACGCTGGGGGTTTTGTCGAAAGAAACAACTACCTCGACCGCGAATAAGGTATAATCCCGATTCAACTACCGGAGCACTCAGTGCACACATCCCTTCACGACATCATCTTGATCATCGTCGTTCTGC